TATCTTTAGATCACGAGCTACACGTCGTTCTCCAAGCATGATGAATAACGGAACGTTTTCGACCAATACTTCCCCGTTACGCTCTAGATAATCTAAAACGGCGGCGGTGAGAGAATTATATGTAAGAACAAATGCCATTAAGCAACCTGGAATCCTTCATACAAATACGTTATAGGGATGTAATTGGACATACTGCTTAATGTTAAAGTAACGCCCGTATTGTTTTTAATAACAATCGAAAAAACCGTATTACTAGCATTGGCAATTTGGCTTATAGCAATAGGGATATTCATGGTAAAATTTATTGGAGTAATACCAGAAGGAACGTCCCCAACGTAATATTGGGCATTAATTATCGGAGAAATTCCTGTTATTTGATCAGTTTCAACCCAACATTGAACATTTCCGCCCGACACTAACAAACCAGAAAGACCCATGCTTACATTAAACAAAAGAGTTTCACTTGCAGTAGGAGAAGTATTACGCACTAACTTTTGAAGATACGAATTCATTGGATTAGAAGTTAATGAAGTAGATGCCGTCGATCCAATCGACACAGGAGCAATAATAGCTGAAGCCATGGTGATGCTTGAGTATGCCGCCGGAATAAAATTTATTGAATTGTTCAAAGTTGCCATTTTAATTTTCCTTTTAAGTAGGAAGGGATTTTACTCCCTTCCCTTTTAGTATTTAAACAACAGTTAGTGATCCTAATACGCTAACAGCAACCCAAGTTGTGTTTGCAACAGTGCATACAAACTCAAGCGCATCTCCACCAGAAGCTGAAGTTGAAGAAACTGAACCGCTTGCGCCAAGAGTTGATGCAACATTACCAACCTGAACGCTTTGACCAGCAGCTTGAGCAAGAGTCCATCCACCTGCGTTAACGCCTGCTGAACCAATTCTCAATACAGTTCCAACAACAGCTGTTGCTGGAAGAGTGAAAGTTGTTAAAGCAGCATTGGTTGCTATGTAAGAAGTTCCAGCAACCATTGTTTGTGAAGTACCAGCAACTAATGAAAATGATGAATCTCCAGTTGCAGCAATGCTAATTGTACCCGCACCATTAGTAATAGTTATTCCATTACCTGCAGTTAAAGTTGCAACTGCTGGGGCAGAAATTCCATTACCAATAAGTAGCTGACCATCTGCAGAGAAAGCAGCTGCTGCAGTAATTGTAGAAGCAGCATTACCAAGCAATACAGCATTAGCGGTTAATGTAGAAATTCCACCAAGCATTGGTGAATTAATTGCGTTATTTAAAGCCATAATTTTTGTCCTTTATTTTTTGTTAAATTCAAGCGGTTTCCCGCTCCTTCTCAGCCGACCCCGACCAAAAAAGCTCTTATTCTAAACTCAGATTTTTAAATAAATTAATCACTGAAAAAACCTGTTTTTAAAAAACTTATACTCCTTAACTTTCAAATAAATCGATAACGCCTTGAGTATAAATAACCACCCAGACTTGAGTGCCATCAGCCTCAAGTTTTGCGTATACCAATTCTACAGTTGTTCCTAAATATTCTGCTGCTGGTGAAGAGGCTGGATCACATTGAATACCGCAAAAAGTAGTAGTGTTATCAGCACTTACGATTTGATTGTTATAAACAATCTTTTGAGGAATACCTGAACCTATAGAGGTGGTAATATCCCATCCATATCGATTTAATCCAATGACACGGAAAGACGAGCCAATTGCATAATCTACTGGCAATTCAAAATCAGTAGGATTATTTACATCACTTGGATTTGCTAGAGCAATATATGAACTAGCTGCAACAGGAGCAATTGGGTTTACTTCAGCAAAAATTGGCTCTGAAGCAGCAAGAGCAGTTGCTCCCCATCCACATGTAGCTGAAGATCCCGTATTTGTAATCTTCCACACCGATCCCACTGGATTAGCGTCAATATTGACAACAGTGAAAGCGGTAGTATTCACACTACCTACAATCATATCTCCCGCTTGAATAACAGAACCACCCGGTAAAGTTGCAGGTCTATTAACCATAGGAATTTGAGTTGGCTGAACGTTAGCCGGAGCTCCGGTTGCAGTAATAAAAGGTAATCCTGTTGGCCCTACCCAGATTGCCATACCATTAGCAGGTATAGAATTATAACTAGGAGCATGCGCATTGGAGTTTCCATCAAAGAATATAGAAGTTGCATCATTAGTATTTGTTGAATTTCCTAAATGAAGCGTGCCTAATGGAGTATTTTGTCCAACACCTAATTTGAAAGAGGCAGTTCCTCCTGTACCAGAATTTACGTTGCTTCCAATTACACCTGTATTATCAACGCTAGGATTAACTAAATAACCAATGGCGATTCTTTGGCTAACACTTCCAGTTCCGTTTGGAACTAATGCAATAGGAGGATTTTCCCCACCACCACCACCACCAATAAAAATAGAAAGTCCTATATCTCCTGAAGCAGATAAACTATAGCCACTTCCTATACAAACCATGTCATCAGATGTAGAACCAATACTGCCACTTCCATTAAACAATGAATCTCCGATTAAAATCGTAGAAGTTTGAGAAGGCAAACCATAAGTAGCGTTACCAATGTTAATAGCATTTTCGCCGCCTACTAAACTAGTACCCGCTCCTGAACCGATAATGGTACAAAATGTATATGTTGGAGCAGTTCCATTACCTAAACCAGAGCCGTTTCCGCCTACAACTACGTTACCGCCTGAATTACCAGTAGTCCACGCAGGAGTTTGACCTGAAATAACAACTTGTCCTCCACCTGATGCAGCTAAAGGTACTGTTGAGTTTCCGCCTACTATATTAATAGCAGCGCCTGTCCCAGATGTGGCGCCAATTAATCCGCCACCGCCTCCTGAACCGCTTGAAGCGACAGTTATAAGCCCTTCCGCACTAACCGTAATGTTAGCATTTGAATAAGAACCCGCAGTAACGCCAGAAGCAGCTAAAGAAATCGCCGGTGTTGTGCCACCTGAAGAAACGATTGGAGCGGTACCTGTTACAGAAGTAACACCGCCTCCGCCGCCACCACCAGCACCCCAAACAACTGCACCACTACTATTAGTCGTAATTACTTGACCATTTATGCCAGGTGTAATGGAAATAACAGGAGTTGAAGTACCCGTTGCTACGCTAATAAGACCAGAGCCACTAACGTTAGTAACCGTTCCTGTACCTGCAACTGAAGTCCAGTTTAATATACCTGCATCCGTACCAGTTGGTGCAGACGTTAAAGTTAAAACTTGCCCAGGAATTCCACTATTTCCACCAGGGAAATTAAAAAAACTATCATAAACAATACTTGTTTTACCTTCACTAGACCCAAGATTAAGAACCGGAGTAGTTCCACCTGTTGCAGTGAGAGTTAATGTATGACCATCTGGATCCGCAGCAAAACCTAGAAAACCTGTATACTCAAACCCTTGTCCATTCATTTGAATATTGTTTGCAGGCACAACATCAGCCCAGTTTGGTGCTGTTAAAGTAACCGCTCCGGTATAAGGACCACTACCAGAACCTGAAACAACGATATTTGTATTCGCAGAGGCAATCGAGGTCACCGTAGAAGCGATGATACCAGAACCACTAATGGTAATATCCGCTCTTGATGCGCCTCCATTATCACCGACGGTAACACTGATACCATCAGACCCAACAAAGTTCAAAGTAGATCGTGTAGATGTTCCACCAGCCCCAGCAGCACCTTCAACATTAACCTGCTGAATAGAAGAGTTATTAATTACGCTAAAAGTAGGATTTCCACTTACTGCATCACCATCAACAATATTAATAGATGAACTACCTTCTAAAGAAATTCCTGCAAATACAGGGCTACCTAAAGAGTAATACGCTACTAATCCATTGGTGTTTAAGGAATTTAAAACACTCAAATTCCCGACGGTACTAATGGTAATATTTTCACCCGCACCACCATCATTTAAAACTATACCGCCATTAGCTACTAAAGTTCTAGAATTGGGTAAATCAATAGTATCTGGAGATTCCAAGATATAACTTGAGGTGTTTGGAGCGTCGGCCATATGCTTTATCCTTTAAAAGTTAACGGTTTGTAAGTTAAAAAATGTGTTTACCACTTGTGGACCTTGTAACGTGATAGGATCCGCTGGTGGGATAAGTAATGGTGGCGCAACTTTCCCTGAAATCTGCATACTAAGAGTATGTCCACCCGTTGTTAAATTATTTGCATAAAACTGGTTATACGTATTAGGCACATAGATAATAATGTCCCCTGTCAAAACCCCTAAAAAGTTTAGAACACCATTATCAAATTGAACTGAAGTCAGGGTAATGTTTACATTTCCACCAACTTGCAGATTCAATACTCCAACGCTATCCGCCAAAGTCGTTTGAGCATCAACAACATTATCTGGACGTGCAGTAACAATAGGCACCGGATCAAGTTTAATTCTTGGCACAAGATTTTGAGGATTTGGCACATCTAAAAACTTAGAGCACACCAAATAGCCAGTCCAAACTAAGCCACTCCCTCTATATTCCATTTGTCTTTGAAGAGAAGAGTGAGCGACCATCAATCCGCTATAATCGCATCGAGCAATCGCCCGAGGATCGGATTTACGCATGTGGGTATATTTACCATGATTACGAACTCTCATTAGCCACCATACCCTGTAAAATCAGGATTAAACCTGAGCGGTACATTCTCAAAGTCAGTCTTGGCAGCGATAGCATAAGCTTCTTGAGCTTCCGCTTTCATTAAGGGATAGCGATCGGGGGCAAATTTAACAGCTAGACGAGAACTTACACCGGCTACTAAAGCGTCGTAAAACCGTTGAGGAATTTCAGCAGCTTGAAACATCTGCGTAACATCCTGCGCATAGCGGTAATTCGTGTAGAGAATATTTGTATAATTGGTTTCAGCATTGGACGGGACTGGCCATAAAGTTATTGTTGGGTTAATTAATTGATCAAAGTAATATCCAGATGGAAAACCCGTATTCATCTTTGTTGCGATGGACATCCATTCTGAACGTGACAACGCACTTAAATACCGGTCTCCCGTACCAACATTTGTTGGTTGATTAAAGTAAATCTGCTGAATGGCTAACGTTGCACCACCAGTTTCACGAATACGCCACGCCCTAGCATTTAACGCATTTTCAATGACAAACCACTTAATTTGATTAGCAAAATATAGCTGAGATGGAGCCGTATAGATAGTAAACCAATTCACATTATCGAAAGAATATTCAACTACGAGACTATAGGTGCTTTGGGCTAAAGGCGTGATACCAACATATAAGATGGAATTGCTATTACCGACGCCATAGTCATAGGAAATATTTCCATTCGGCGCAACTTGGGTGCACCCTCCTACAGAGTTAGGATCAAAACAATTTTCTGCATTCCCTCCATTAGAAGATGCAGCTGTCCCACCTACATTTAACCGAGCGGGTGTAGTGGCAATAACTTCTAAAACACGAACGGTATTAACGGGCAATTGATAAATCGGCTGACCAGCATAAAGGCTAAACATTTCCTTTTGGATCAACCATAGGTTTAATCCACGTCCTGGCCATGATGATAATTCCAAATTAGCTGACATAATTGCAGACTGAACATTTAAAGGAGTTTGATCGTTTCCAATAATGCCAATACGCTCATAAGCTTCTCTAAACAGATCATCGAGCTGTGTATTTACTCCAAATAAATATGTATTGCTCGTGGTTGCCATTTAAATTCCTTAAGCATAAAAATCTTTTAATGCGTCGCTATTCTTGCTCTTCTTCTTGATTTTGGACTGTTGTTAACAGGTCCACCACGTTTACGACCCATTGCGCCTTTTGCTTTATCGATATAGCCATTAGCCTTTCCTGCCATATCTTGCGCACCTGTTACAGCTTGCTTACCAGCATTAAGCATTCCACCTATATCACCTCTGGCAGCTGCTTCTGCTCCAGATTTAGCACCTGGAATCCATCCAAAAGCTTTAGTAAGTCCTGGGTTAGCATCTTGCATTCCATTCCAAACACTACGATTCCAATTCCCATCTTCGCCTTGTTTATATCCATGACGCGTAAGATCAGCCGCTTGCATATCAGAGTTATGCTGAACACGCTGGTTATGCATTTCATTTTGAAAAGCTCCAGAACGTCTTTTATCTTGTTGAGTTTCAGCCATAGATTGATCACGGTACGCTGTATTTTGTGCATCAGCCGCAGCTTTATAAGCATCAGATCTACGATCAACAACAGGTGCTGCATTTCCTGATGCTTTAGCTGCCATACGTTGACGCATAGCATTTGCATCAAAAGCTGGACGACCACCACCATTAGGACCCGTAGGCACGCTAATATTTTGGTTTCTAATCGCATTGCTCTTAGATTGGTCAGATCCAACAAACTTGTTGTAATCATTCTTAAATTGATTTTGATAATCGCCTACTGCATTAGGATTTTTTTTATTTCCTAAAGTATCGGCATAACGTTGAACGCCTCCTTTTAAAGAAGAAGTATCAACATCCTTGTAAGTATCAGCAGGATTGTGTGTAGCTGAATAATTATTCCAATAACCCTGCTCTGCACTTGCAGCAGCATCATAAGGATTAGCAGGCCCACCAGCTGCCCTACGCAAACGAGAAGGCTTACTTAAAACTTTTTTTTTTGATTCCCGATGCGGAAGCCCTGCGCTAGTGTTACTTTTAGTAGCGCCTAGCCGCTTCATATAAGGCTCAGTTGCAGCGTCCCCGTGTAATTTTTCATACATGGCTTTCATCGATCCACCAGCAGCGCGATAACGACGTGGCTCGCCCTCTTGAACACTTTTACGAGTTGCCCCCAACCTTTTTAGTTGAGGTTCTTTTTCCATAGGACTGTGTAATTTCTTGATCATGGATTTAGTAGAAACGTCTCCGCCTTCTTTAAAACCAAATAATTTTCCAAGACCCTGAATAGCCATTGGGGCCAATGTACTCGCCAACATGCCTAAGAAATGATGTTCTCTATGTCCATGAGCACGACCACCACGTTTGTGGCCAACTCTTTCTAATTTCTCATCACGACTACGGCTTTGAGCTAATTCCTTCATGCCGTCATTAACCATTCCGCCTTTAGCAAAAGCACCACGGCGAGCTTCGGCTTTACCAGAAGCAATTTCTTTTCCGCCGTTGGAAGAACGTTGAGCTAACGCTGCACCATTTGCTAACGCACGAGACTGAAGAGCACCTCTTGTGCGACCCATCGCTCTGCCTAAAGCCATATCCTTAGAGTTTGGACCAGATCTTGTGGCTTCAGCTACACCTTTAGATAAAGATTGAGATGGCATTGATGATCTTTTGCCAGCAATACTATCAACCGCTTTACCTGCTGATATTTTTGTTAATTGCATCTTGCTGCTAGTTGCTTGCGCACGACCCTTACCAGTTTCCATAGCTGGAGTTGATCCGCCAGAAGAACGACATTCTTTTAAGAATTTTTCCATGCTCATGATCGTAATCCTTGTTGTAATACGGTGAAATATAAGGAATCTGCTGCAGTAGCCGTCATTGTTGCCCACACCACGCTAACAGGAGACGCTAAAACACCAAGTTGATTGGTAGATGCTGCCGTTAGTTCAGCAGATACCGCAAATCCAGGAATAGTGAGCGCATTTGTTGGCTCAAACTGATCTAAATATCCATTAAGATTAGGCGTTTCGAGCTTTGAAAGAGATTGATAAACAGTCGCTTCCAATGCTGTACGAGCGATAAATTGTAACTGAACAGATGTTTGAAACATTGTCCGGTTGTAATCTAAAAAGACATAATCGGTAATTCCAAATGTTCCAAATCCTGCGCTAACATCTTCAGGAACTGCAGCATTGGTAGTAATGGAATTCACTTGGGTAAAAATTTTAGTTGTTGAAACTGTATTGGCATTAGGACCAGCAATCGCTTCTGAAATCGCTCCAAATACTTGAGTGGGATTTCCATCCCCATCAACTGCAGAACCAATACCAGTAATGGTAAAGTTAACGCCCGAATCATCGCCAGCAGACGTTAAAGACACTGCACGTGCGACACGATCAAACTTATAAGGACTATTGGGCAGGTTAGGGACATTAGCTACTATAGTTAATGCCCCTGCTGCCGCAAGAGTTTGCAAGGGTGCAATGGCTGCCAAATTACCAGTCGATGGTAACCAAGGAATGACGATAGGGTAACTCATTGCTTTCTCCCTTTAAGATGGAACGCCAGTATAGAACTGGGGAACACCATATAGATTTGTCGGATTCAACGGAGGCACTACACCTGGAGCCGCTGTCACCGCATTATATTGTGGCCAGTTCATACTTGCTGCTTGGTTTAAGAATGTATTTCCACCCCTAACGTAATAGGTGAAGGTTAAATTCTTCACACCATTTGAAGCAGATGATGGACCGTACAAACCGCGTACATCACCACTAATAGCAGTTGCTGGTACAAGTGCTGCGTTAGGTGATGCATTACCAGCACCTCCCACTAATACACCCAGAGTTGTTAAAGAATCTCCTTCAGCTACTACGCATAGTTCACTAGCACCACCCCAACCTACGGCTGCGAGAGCACCAATATCTTTAGCATAGTACGGCAATCCGAATATATCGGACGCACCAAGAGATACAGTACAACCACCAGCAGCAGGTATTGCAGCATTAATGTAAACTTTTGTTACAGTAAAGAAGGCTTTACCAGGAACAGTTAAGGTTATTGGAGGC